GGCAACAGCATGATAGACCTCGGCGTCAAGGACGGCGACGTGGTGTACATCCGCAGCCAGCCCGAGGTGCAGAACGGGCAGGTCGCCGCCGTGATTGTCGACGGCATGGAGGCCGAAGCCACGCTTAAAAAATTCTACCGCTATGACAACCAGATTGTCCTTGTTCCCGCGAATGATGAAGATAAACCCTTTGTGTACACCGGCGAGGAAATGGCACGTGTTCACGTGCAGGGTCTCGCCGTTGGTTTCACACACGTGTTTGAGCAGTAATCCAGCCGCCGGGGGGCGGTAGAAATAAATAGAGAGGTGTGATAGCGTGGCAAAGAACATAGTAACGGCGGGGGATTACAAGGGCAAGGCAGTCATGAATCCTACCGGTAAACCATATATTAGCGTGGGATTTCGTAACAAAATCTACCTAAACCCTGAAACAGTTGCAGAGTATCAGGTCGTCGGCGAAGACACCAGAAAGAGCGCTGGATCCGGCGTTGCGCGCGGCATTGTTGGCGGCGCACTTCTCGGCCCGGTTGGTATGCTTGCCGGTGGGTTATCTGCGAAAAACAAAAGTACAGTAACCGTCGCAATCCAGTTCAAAGATGGAAAGAAATCTCTTTTGGAGATTGAAGGAATAATTTACAAGTCACTTGTAGAAGTAATGTTCTAAAATAAAAAAATCCCCCGTCCGGTGCGGGAACACCGAACGGGGGACAGGGGGCAGTATTAAGTTGGTCGCTCATTACTGCCCCTCTATATTATCATATACGAGGGACAAAAATCAATGGCGAAAAAAATCAATTACGCCGCCCTGTTCACCCTCCGCAAGGACGGACGATATCAGGGCAGCTACACCGACGACGCCGGGCGGCACTATGTCTATGACCGCGACCCGGAGAGGCTATACGAAAAGCTGCAGCAAAAGCAGCAACCGGTGGAAGAGGCAATCCCCACTTTCAAGGAAATCGCCGAGGAATGGGAGCGCAGGCACCGTGAAGAAATAACGCCCCGGACGTGGAATAATTATAAGCCTCATTATGAGGCCATCATTAAAAAGCACGGGGAAAAACCTGTAGACGCTGTAGAGGCCCTTGATATCATTCAGCACCTTTCAGAAGCAAAATCCAAGAATTACAGCGTTACGGTAACGAACTCAATCCGCTCCCTCTACCGCATGATATTCGATTACGCCATTGCTCAGGGCTATGTGAAGTTCAATCCCGTCACCTCTATCAAACTGCCGAAAGGGCTCAAGAAGGGAAAGCGAACCGGCCCCACGAAAGAGCAGATGAGCACGATCCTGACGAGCCTTGATAAGCCTTTTGGCCTGTTCGCGTATCTCCTTCTTTGCACCGGCTTGCGCAAGGCTGAAGCCCTCGCCCTAAACTGGGACGACATCGATTTCGGCGAAAAAACTATTTGCATCACCAAAAGTTTAGACTATACTGATACAGTTCACCCTAAGCTCAAGCCGCCCAAAACGGAGGCAGGCATACGAAGCGTGCCTATACTCGACATTCTTGCAGAACCGCTCAAGAACGCCCAAAAGGCTTCTCAATCTTCTCTGGTGTTCCCATCCCCCGCAAGTAATAGAGGCGGCAAGGGCGGCACGTATATGTCTCTCAGGGCCTATGAAGGTGCGTGGCAGCGTTACTGTGAAGCAGTTGGATTTATTCAGGACGGCAAGCCAACATTGACAGCGCACAATCTCCGTCATGGCACGGCCACGCTCATGTTTGAGCTCGGCGTCGACGAGCTTACAACGCAAAAGATTTTAGGTCATTCCAGAATAGAAATAACCAGAGAGATTTATACTGACCTCCGCAATGAGCAACGCGATCGCTCTGTAAAGAAGCTCAATCGCGGCATGAGCAAGATGGTGTCAAAAGTGATGTCAGACCCCAAAAAATCCGCATAATTTCAGGTATTTTTACAGACTGTAAATCTGCTGGCAATGCCTACGGTGGTTCGAATCCACCCGCCCCCACCAAGCTCCAAAATGTTTGATTTTTCAAGCTTTTTGGAGCTTTTTCTTTTGTTTTTGCTGGCAAATGTTTCGAATGCCGTTTTGGTAATTAAACCCTTTCAAGGAAAAAGACCGAAAAAAACCGAAGTTAACTGATAGAAATGATGTCAGAATTGATGTCAAAATCCTTGCCCTTCAGCATGACCTGCACCCTCTCCCACGCCTCGCGCTCTATAATCGGCTCGTGGGCGCCGGGTATCATCTCGCCGAGGCGGGTGTTGTAGCCGATGTAGATCGGCCGGGTGAGGATTTTCTTCACGCTTTCCGCGGACATCTGCCCGCCGAGCTTTCCGCGGATCCCCGCCGCCCGGGTGCGCTTCACCGTGCCGTACAGGCTGCCACATTCGAGATATGCCGCATAAATAAACCACACGTGCTTCGCCTCGCGCTCGTTGACACTCAGGGCGTCCTTCCCCACGAGGTCGTAGCCGAGGACGCAGTTGCACGTCCGCTTGCCCTGTGCCGCCCTCTCGGCCATTGCCGCCCGGACGCGCTCGACCGTGACCTCGCGCTCCATCTGCGCGAACACGCCCAACATGCCCATCATGGCCCGGCCGGTCGGCGTCGAGGTGTCTATCGCCTCCGTGTAGCTCACGAGCGCAATCTTGTGCTGCCTGAGCAGCTCCGCCGTGGAGTACAAATCCATAACGCTGCGCGTGAGCCGCGAGAGCGCCCACACGAGCAGGATATCGTACTGCTCGCGCTTTGCCGCCCACAGTAGCCGGCGCATGGCCGGGCGGTGCTTGATGTCCTTCGCGCTGATTCCCGCATCTTCGTATACGCGCACTATCTCGTGCCGCCGGTCCGCCGCCCAGTGTTCCAGCGCCGCCCGCTGCGCCGCGAGCGAGTACCCCTCCCGCGCCTGGTCGAGCGTGGACACGCGGATGTAAATAGCCACTCTCATGTCATCTCCTCCTTGATAAGAGGATAACACAGAAAAAAGCCCGCCCCTCCGTTGTGGAAGGGCGGGCGGTTTATTTTCCCGGCGCGCGGTCGGTGCGGAGGGCATAGACCTTTTCCATTCTCTCGTCCATGTCACCGTTCCAGCCGTGGTCTTTGTAGTTTCTAAACATCTCGTTCAGTATGTGCCGCTCCTGCGGCGTGGCAAAGCCCTTTGTAAGCAGCCGTTCCGTCTCTTCGGAGAGGCGCGCGTAGGCCAACAGCCGGATGGTCTCAAGCGCGGTGTCGAGCCGCCTCATCCGCTCCTCCATAGCCGCCGCGCGCTCTGCCTCGCGCTTGTCGCGCCGGTTGAAATAGCGCTGGATGAAAAACAGCAATATGCCGCCCACTCCCAGCATTGAGAGCGCGGAAAGCGCGAGTTCCATAGCTTAGCCCTCCTTCGGCTTGTCGTAAGTAAGAGCCTGCGCGCTGTCGCTCACGCCGCTGGTGGTCGGGTCGGTGACGATGCCGAGGATGGCCAGCACGGCGAACACGGCGTTTACAACGTCGATAAGGCGGTTGCCGATGTCCCCGAGGTCGAGCTCGAAGCCGAAGAGCGCCGCCACCACCTGCACGAGCAGCAGCACGGCGGGGATGAAAGATAGCCAAAAGCTCTTGTTTTTGAAGCGTACTGTCCAGTTAATCATTTGTTTTCCTCCTCACTTTTTGCCTGTCTGTACATCATTATCCAGATTTGCTCGCGCGTGGCGTCGGCGTCCGGGCTGCTGCCGTCCGTGATGCCCTGCGCCATTGCCCACTCGCGGGCGAGCTCCGCCTCGGTCTTTTCCGGCGCCGGGGCCGGTTCCGCGGGCTGCCCGATTAGGCTCGGGTAATCGTGGTATGCGATATCGAGGTCAACTCTGCCATTGATGCCCTTCACGCTGCCGCTGGACGTGTACTGCCACATGCCGCCCGCTTTGGCCGGCGGGCTGTCGAAGTTCGGGTTATCCGGCCACTGAGCGAGCCACACGTCGTAGCGCGGCGGGATATCCGCATCGAAATACCTGTTCAGGTAGTCCGGGTTCGCGTAGATAGCCGCATAGTGTCCCGCGGCCTCGATTGCATTGAGAAACGCCCGCGCCATTGACGACGCGAGCGTTTTGCTTACCGTCACGCCCTGCTTTTGGGCGTAGTTGACGGAATCATACTCGAAATCAAATGCGACCGGATAGCTCAGCTTGTACGGCGCTATCGTGTCGAGGCAGTATTGAGCCTCCGCCGCCGCCATTGCCTCCGTATAGGCGTAGCTGAACCAGTACACCCCGAACGGAATGCCGAGGCGCGTGCATTCGCTCGCGTACTCGTGGAACTTCGGGTCAACGTTGCCCTTGCCGTATCCGGCCCGGAGCATTGCGAATTCGATGCCCGCGGCCTTCACCTCCGGCCAGTTGATAGTCCCTTGATGGTAGGACACATCTATACCTTTTCTATAGTCCATGCGTTACCCTCCTATTACATCCTCAACCGGCCCGAGGTCGCTCCACCCCGTGGGGTATGCGCTCGGGGCCCAGACGTTGTTGTCCATCGTGCTCTGGTACAGCCTGCCGTTGTACCGGACAATATCGCCGGTGTTGTAGGCGTCATGTGCGCCGGTCGGCTGCACCCACTCCGGGTAGTCCTCGCTGGGCCCCGGCTCGGGCTCCGGAGTCTCGGCGTAGACCTCCCAGCCGGCAGGGTACACATCAGGCGCCCAGACATTGCCGTTGATGATGGACTTGTACAGAGTGCCGTTGTAGTTGACAATGTCGCCCACGTTGTATGCGTCGTGCGCACCGGCGGGCTGTGACCACAGCGGGTAACCGCTCTCGTCGAGGCCGAAAGCGTCGTAGAGCGCCGGGGTCGCGTCCGGCCTCCAATTGTCCTGCGAGGTGTGCGCCTGGACTATCTTGTAGAGCTGAGGGTCGCCGACAGAATTAATGCCGTAGGAGATGATTTCTCCCACGGCATACGCCCTGTTCGCCTCCCAAGCCGGGTAGACGCTCGCGACCTCCAGCGCCTTCTCTTCCGGCAGTGTGGCGACGTATAGCTGCATTGCCCGCCGCAGCTGCTCCGCTGCCTGCATCCGTATGTTGTCCATTAGCTCACCCCCAGCAGTGTGTTGAGCACGTCAGTGTCGGAGACACCCTCCGGCTCCGGCGCGGGCGTCCATGCCTCCCACGCCTCCGTGTTGACCTCGTAGCCCGCCACGCGGCCGCGGAGGACGGACAGGATGACGAAGCCGTTGTGCTGCTCAAATTCCTCGGTGCTCAGGGAATCCGGCCAGACGGCATAGCCCTCCGGCACCCGGCCCGTCCACGCCTGCGGCGGCGGATAAGCCCCGTTGCTGTCCGGTGTCGTTCTGATTATCCTCATGTATCCCACCTCAACCTATCACAAGATATCCGTAGACGGTGCCGCTCGTGTTGAGCTGCACCGCCGCGCTCGCGGCGTACCACGAGAGCGTCATGTTGTCGTTGTCCCAGCTCACCGTGGCCGTGCCGCCGGTCGTCTCCATCGTCCCCTGCGCTGAAGTCGTAGCGTCAGCGGTGCGCACCCACCAGCCGCTCGCCGGGGCGTTCGAGTATGCGAACATGAAGCGCGGCACGAACGAGAGCCGGAGCTGGCAGGGGTTTGCGCTCCCGCTCGTGCCCGTGCCGGTGTAGGTGCCGGAAAACACGCGGTCGAGGATCTCGTTGATGTCCTCGCCGCCCTTGCCTATCACGGCCCGGCCGAGCGTGAGGGGAAAAACAGCCTGTCCCTCGTCGTTGTAGAGCTGCACCATGCGCCCGCCGTCGGGCAGCGTGACCGCCGGGATGTTGAAGGAGCACACCTGATTCAGCCCGAGCAGGTTTTCCTTCTCCGCTGTGATTACGATATCGTGCGCCCCCGCGAACATCAGCCGCGTGTCGATGCTTATAGTCACCTGCTCCGCCGCATCCGGCGTGCCGGTGTAGACGTTCTCGTCGTCGAGCAGCACTTCCACGCTGATATCCGTCACGCCCTCGGTCGTGGAGCCGATGGAAAAGACGAAATCGAACGGGGCCGGCTTGTCTCCCATGTCCGCGTCAGGCCCGGAGAAATACAGCCATCCCGCGTTGACGACCTTCGCCGTGCCGGTCGCGTAAGGCCCTGCCTCGCCGTCGTCGTCCACCGCGCGGACGCGGTAGTTCACCGTCGCCCACTCGGAATTTATCATGTCGTCGTAGGTCAGCGCGAGGCCCGAATATATCTGCGTCCACGTGTCGCCGTTGTCGACGTTGCGCTCGAGCTGGTACTGCGCTATGGTGCCGTCGCTGTCCGTCGCGGCCTCCCAGGTGATGGTGGTCTCCTGCCCGCCGAGCACGTCGCCTATCGTGATGGAGGCCGGCGCGGTGGGCGGCAGGTTGTTCGTCACGCTCAGCGTCGTGCCGGTCGTGTAGTCGCTGCTCGAGAAGCCCCACGTGTCGCTCGCCAGCACGCGCGCCGCGAAGCTGTTCGTCCCCGCCGGGATGGTGTACTGCTGGCTCGTCGCCGTGACGTTGGTCGCTATGGTAGTCCACTCGCCGTTGTCGAGCTGTACCTGATATGTATAGCGTATCGTGCCGCCGTAGGTCGGCGTGCGCGGCGTGACGTTGATGGTGATGGGCTGCCCGCCCATCGGGGCCTGATTGCTGTACCCCACCGCCGTGGCGTCGATGACGTCCTGCCCCTGGTACGTATACCAGTAATTTCCGCTTATACCGTCCTGTGGGTAGGTTGAAGAGGCACTGTTCGAGACGGTGCCGTTGGCGGTGCCGGCCTTGGCGGATATTTCCTCAGCCTGGCCGCTGCCGGCGGCTACGAAGCCAGATGTCTTGTTATAAGCGCCAAATATGATTTGCCCGTCCGATGCCGGGTCGTATTTTAAGCCCGGCATAAGGCCAACACCATCATTACGGCTTATGTTCAACGTTAAATGATAAATGCGCGGGAAAGAATTGGTGGATGTGTTTGAGAGGCCGAAATACACCTCGTATGCGCCTGTTTGCCTATAAGGCAAATTGAACAAGGCATAATAACCTTCGCCGTCACCGGCATCCAAATAGTTCGTGTTCACCCGGCTGGTTTCGCCATTGATGGAAAACTTGCCGTTTGCGAATTCGAAGCTTGAGCCGTAGGTGACGTAGAGATTCGTATATGGTGTCGGCAGTTTTCCCGCGCTCCAATTCAAGGGCAGCTCTCCTGCCGGGATCGTGAACAGCGGCGTCCAATAATCATTGTTGCTCGTGGACTGAAACGAAGCAATCGTTGCGGTATCAACTACGCCATTGGTGATGGTACTTCGTTCCCACACATAACGATTTGACATGAAAAACCTCCTCGAAAGGGTGTGAAATATGAGCAATAGGTACGTTTGGCAGCGATACAACATAGCCCTCGCGTTATTTGTTGACAACAGCAGGTGGAGCAGTGAAAGCGTCACCGGCCCTCCTGTGACTATTTTGATGACCACAAACAGCGACGATCTATCGCCTAAGGGCGATGATTGGCCGCGTGAAGCCCAAATAAATAGCGGTGCAGGCAGCACAGAAACTATTGATGATTTACAGGGACAATGTGTCGTCCCTCCTAACACTTATTTTTCCGTCAAAGGCACAACTTTTAGTTATGGTAAGGTATATTATAGCCGCGATGCTTCTATATCGTGCACCCTGACGCAGTCTATGATGAACCCCGCCTCTGTATCTGTTAATTTTAACCCCTACGTCGGGCATGCAGTATACAACGGCTCCAAAGGCACCGCCAACGGCACCGCCTCCAACTCCGCTTCTTCTACCTACCCACCCCGGGATTACCCCTCGAAATCTGCCAGAATCTGGCCATACAGCGCGCCGGGGACGTAGGTCTCGGGCAGGGCCTCCACCTCCACGTAACCCTTGCCGGGGGCGGCGGTGGCGAGGTAGGCTATCACGTCCTCGCGGTCGAGGATTATGCCCACCATCGTACCCGCGGCGAACAGCCCCTCGATTCCCGCAATGTCCTCGCCCAGCGTGTCGCGCCACTCGTAGGTCACGCCGTCTATCACGATGCCCACGGTCACGTCCTCGCTGGCGCAGGGGGCCTCGAACTTCACGGAGAGCCCCTGCGTCGCCTCGCAGGGGATGCCGAGCACGATGGAGCCCGCAGTGAGCGAGGCGGAGTCCGCCGTGACGCTGTTCGCGTAGTCCACAAGGCCGTTGATGGCCTCGTGCGCGTTGTTTACCTGCTCCATCAGGTAGTTGTAGCCGTGCTGCTGCGTCTCGCCCACGTCCGTGCCGTTCGGGGCCACTATCTGATTGGGCTGCCAGTTTTCTGGGAGGTCGGCGGGCAGCGGGTAATTAGGTATCGGCATTTACAATCCCCTCCTGTACTGGTATGACGTGCTTGATAACCGCGGTCTCCGTCACGGGGACGTATGCGCTCATGGAGGTGAGCACGGTGCCGTCCGCCGCGAGCAGCTCCACCTGCGTTATCTCCGTGGTCATGGCCTGTGTCACCTGATATGTTATCGTCAGCGTGGAGCCGCTCACGGACTTGTTGATGTTCTCCACCATGATGGAGCCGTTCAGCCGCGCGGCCGCGACGTCGTTGGACACAAAGTCCGCGATGCCGGTGAGCAGCGCGCTCTGGATGGATGGTGTCTGCGGCAATTTGATCACCTGCACTTCCTCCTCGTCGGCGAAGGGCTCCTGCCCCAGAAGCCACTGGCCGTTGAGGACGTAATTCCATGTGTAAGATATCTCGCTCACGCGCTCGCTCAGCACGACGCCCGACATGGCGACGGGCGAATTGATGAACGTTATGTGCGCGGGCTTGATGTGGTTGATGGTGTATATGAGTTCCTGCGAATATCCCTGCCCGTCCACGTTGCTCTCGATGTAGAGCGCGTAGTTCGGGTAATCCACGGTCACGTTCCAGAGCCCCGGCCCTATCAGCTCGTCGAGCTTTTGATAGAGAAATCGCAGCGTGAAGGGCGGGCGCATGGATATGCGGTTGATTATCCTGTCCCGCCGGAACTGCAGCGATTCCGTGGCGGGGGTTGCGACGATGCGGAAGATGCCCTCCCACATCTGCACTGTCTCCAAGTCCATCGTCTGGAGGAAGAAGTTGTCCGCCACGCGGGTTATTTCCTCCGCCAGCAGCGCGAACTGCGCGCCGATGGTATTGCACATCTGCTGGTAGTCCAGCACTTCCCTGTACCACGGCGGCAGCTGCTCGCAGGGCAGGTAATCAAGTTCCAGATTGTTCACTCAGCGTCACCGTCCCTATCACGGGTATCTGCTGCACCGTACCGCTCTCCGTCAGGGAGATGTCCGTATTGGCCCCATTGAGCGTGAGGCTCATCACGTTCACTACGCCCGGCGCGTTGACCACGGCGCTTATCACGCGGGCCACATAGACGTTGGCGGCATACTGCACGCCGGTCGGCGAAACGTTGGTGTCCCACTCCTGCCGCACGCTCAGCAGGTAGTTCTCTATCTGCTGCTCCACGCCCTGCTGCACCTGCTCTATGCTGTAGCCGGGCGAGAGCAGCAGCGTGGCAGCGACGTTGATCTTCACCTCGTCCGGGGTGGTGATGGTCACGGTTGCCCCGATGGGCGCGAGGCCCAGGCCCAGCCCCTGATTTACCTCCGGGTCTATGGCGGTCTGTACGTTATCGACGAGCGTGGGGGACGCGGGGAGGTAGTCCGCGCCGAGTATCGAGCACTTCACCGTGCCGCCCCCGTTCCACGTCGGGTAGACTTGCACGGCCCCCACGCCGTCTATGGCCAATATCTCCTGACGGTAGGCCGCTATGTTCCCCGCGAAAGGCCGGTCGTTCAGCGCCTCTATCACCCGCTCGCGGTATTCCTCGTCCGTCTCCGTGTCGTCGCCGGGGACGAGGATGTCCGTTATCTGCGCGCTGGTGAGGCCCGGTATGGCCGTGATGGGGAGTATGGGCCCGGTGTAGTCGTTGCCGATGCTGCCCGGCGTCTCCGCCGTCAGCTGGTAGTAATAGTCGCCCTCCGTCGGCCCCGTGGTGGCGGCGGAGACGTAGAAGTCTATCGAGTTCTCGCCGTTGATGGTCGAATACCGCGAGCCTATCGGCACCGCGATATTGAAAATCCCCAGCCGCACGGCCGGGGACGCCTGGTATCTCGTTGTGCCCGCTATGATGCTGAGCATGTCCAGCTGTTCGCCGGTGGCCGTCTGGATAAGGCCCTCGCGCTGCACCACGGCGAGGTTGATGTAATACTGCTCCAGCCCGTAGGCCGCCATGCCCGCCGCCGTTGGTATGGGCGAGGTGTCGCGCTTGTCGAACTTGTCCGGCACGCGGTCGAGCAGCTGCTGCAGTATCTGCTGGTATGTGTACTGAGTGAGATCTATCACGCGAGGCTCACCTCCATTGTCTGCGCAATATCGCCGTATACTGTGAGCACCGTGAACTCCGCGTGCAGCTCGTCGCCGGATATGGTGTAGCTGTAGTCGCGGATGCCGAGGACGCGGTCGTCCATGATTAGGGCGTCGCAAACTCGCCGCTGCAGCTCCGCCGCCACATATCCGGGGTCGTTGCCGATGAGGTTGCGCCAATCCATGCCCGAGTACGGCGTGTATATCTGCCAGCGGAAGCGCTGCACGTTGAGGATTATCTCCACCGCCTGCCGCACGGCCAGCCAGCCGTCGCACTCGCCGCGGATGCGGTTGGTGCTCTTGTCTATGTACCAGGTGCGGCCCGGCTGCGAGGACACCTCCACCTGCGGCGGCAGCGAGCCGCCCTGAGGAAGCGTGGGCATCGTATCCCCCCTTACTTGAAGTCGAACGTGCGCGAGAGTATCACGAACTTCTGCCCGCCCTGCACACGCATGAGCAGGACTTTGTCGTCCACCTGCAAGGCGTTGTTGAAGATGATGTAGCCGTCCTTCGTCCCCAGCCCCGTGCCGTGCTCATCACAGATGATGTCCGGCTCCAGCAGCGCATCCTCCGTCACGCCCTCGGGATAGACGTGGTTGTGCTGCAATATGGGGGTCTTTTTCTCTATCACGGTCTCGGAGAGGTAGAGCACGCTCTGCCGCAGCGGCGTCATCTGCGTGTCCAGCGTCACCTCCACGGGATCAACGGCGGTCACCGTCCCTATCTGTAACTCCGTGGGCATCCTCGCGGACACCGCCTCGTCCACCATCTGCTGAATTACGTCTTTCAGTTCCATATCATATCTCCAGCGTCTCGAAGTCCATCGTGTGGTCGTTGTTCTCCCAGGTGTGCGTCACCTTCTCCAGCAGCACATACTGGTTGAGGTTGATGTCGCCCAGCCCGGGGACGTTCATGTATATCATCTGCCCCGCCCGGAGGCCGGGCACGCCCAGCGAGGACACGGAGAGCGTCCGCAGCCGGCGGTTGTAGAAGCCCAGCGTGGCCTCCGCCTGCGCTTTGACCTGCGCGTCGTTCATCGCCCCGTCCACACTCTGGTAGAGCTGCAAAAGCCCCCAGTGGTAGATGTTGTTGCTGTCCTGCGCGATGAACACGTCCTTGCGCCCCGTCTGCTCATTGGGCCGCACCAGCTTCACGCTGTTGTAGGTCTGCTGGTCTATATCGGTCTTGTAGCTGTAGTCGGTCAGCAGGCTCTTGTCGCCGATGATAACGTCGGATATCATGTTGGCCGGCTGCTTGAGGCTGAGGCCGTGGCCGTCGTCGAACAGCACATAGATGTTGCCGGTGTTGAGCAGCGTCTGCTCCAGCGCGGACTGCGCGATGTCGATGCAGCTCTGCTCCTGCTCTATCAGCGAGGGGATGATGTATCCCGTGTCCTCGATCTCGCTCACGTCCACCTGCATGTCCGCCGCCATCTGGCGTATCATGTCGCCCGCGCTCAGGTCGTAGAACGCATAGCTGGCGGAGTTCTTGAGGTAGCGCAGCCGGTCGTAACACGTGACGTCTATAACGCCCCAGCGGTCTTTGCTTTTGGTGAATACCCAGCCGAAAAACTGCAACTGCCCATCGACGGAAAACCGCACGGTGTCGCCCTCGACGAAGCTCAAATCCCCGGCCTTGTTGACCGTGAACTCGAACTTTCCGGGCGAGCCCGTGCGGTTGGTCGTCCATGTGCACTGCTGTGTGCTGTTGGATATCTCCCATATCTTCCCCGTGCGCTTCTCTTCTATCAGAAGTTCTGTCGTCATCGGTCGTCCACCACCTGTAGGGCCTCGGCCTCCATCCAGCCGATGTACTCCCCGGCCTCCGTGGTCACGAACGCGCCGCTGGGCGCGGTGTTGTCTATGCGCTGCACGCGCACGAGCTGCCCGCTCAGCTGCTGCGCGCTGCCGCCCCGTTGGCTCGTCTGATAGGCCGCCCCGTTGGCCACGGCATAGGCCCCGCTGTAGAGCTGCCCCTGCGGTATGGCGCGCGACGGCTCCACCAGCAGCCGCAGCGTGTCCTGTGAGGCCGTGGCGGGCTGTTGAACGCTCGAGCTTGCCCCCGTGAGCATCCGCGCCCGGGCGGAGGCGGAAGCCGCTCCCGCGCTGCCTGAGGCCCCGTAGCCCCCGCCGCTCGCCACCTGCATCCGCTGAGGCGTGTAGTCGCGGAATTCCGTCCAGGTGAGGTCATAGTAGAAGTCCCCCGTCTCGCCGCCCCGCTCCTCATACACGAACTCGGTGATGAGGCACTCGAAGCCCACGTCGGAGCTGGCGAAGGGCTCGCCGGTCTCATAGAATCTTACCGGCGTGAACACCACGACCTCCATGTTGGCCATAGCGGCGCGGAAGAAGTCGATGTAGGTCTCCGGCGGCACGTCGCCGCCCCGCCCCGGGAACAGCCCCCCGGAGATGCTGCCCACGGCCAGTTTCGGCGTGCGCGGCACCATGATGGGGCCTATCCCCAGGACGTTGTACTCCTTGTTGTCGTTGTCGTATGTGATGGGCAGCTTCTCCGGGTTGATGGGCAGGCGCACAACGCCCCCCGAGCCCGAGAAGTAGAGCCCGTAGTATGTGCGGATGTAGGGCATCAAGTCACCCCCGAGTACGCGAAGCTGGTAGAACGGCTGCTGCCGGCGCTCATCTGCTCCAGGAGCACGTCGCGCAGCTGGTCGGCCAGCCGCTGCCTGTCGGCCTGTGTGTTGCCCGTGTTCGCGCCGTTGATGTTTATCACCGGCGTCTGTGACGTCAGGTTGATGCGGTTGACATACCGCTGCTCGGCCACGTCCACCAGGGATTTCAAGTCTTCCTCCGCCAGCCCCAGCGACTTCTCGATGGCCCCCGCGCTCCCCGCGGTTGCCCCGGTGTTGGCGTTGATGCCGGACAGAAGTTTTTCGGGGTCAAAATCGCCGAGCTTATCCGCAAGGTCGGAGCCCTTCTGCGCCCACTCAGCCATAGTGTCGTTGACATTAAGTTCGTCCATGCGGTCGAGCTTAATGGTGCCTTCGCCGAATTTGTCGTCGGCCCACTGCTGCATTTTGTCTCGGAAATTGCCTATTCCCGCGCCCCAGTCCTGGCCCAGCAGGGCGCCTATCGCTCCTGCGAGCGTTTCGATGACGCCGAGTACCGCGTCGGCCAAATCAATGAACAGGTTGACTATTGCCGCAACCGGGTTATCAAATACGTTCGCAAAGAACTCCGCAAACGAGGCGACAATGTTCCAGATGGCGGCGATGGCGTTATAACCTACAGCGTAGATTAGGCCAAATCCTGCGCCTATAGCGCTGAATATCTGCGCTGATGTAACGCCGGCCTGCATCAGGCCTGTCACAAGAGCCGCCACGAGTGACACCAGCAAAATTATGGGCCAGTTCGCCGCCAGTGTTGCCGCCGCCGCTATCAACATTTTTGCAGCGAACAGCGCGAGAAGTACGCCTGCCACCGTCATGACCGTCTCAAAGTTGTTTCCGAGGAACTCCACGAGTGAAGATACCGCGTCTAATAGCATGCCGATGGCCGCACCGCCGACACTCGCCAGCGTTTGCAGTCCCCATGCAAGCTTTTGGCCCGCTTCGCTGTTCAGCGCCGCGCTCAGGCGGTCAATCGGCCCCTGCATTGCCTGCAGTGCGGCAATTATCGTGCCGGAAGCGAGATTCTTTACTGCTGCTCCCGCCCCGCTCCAGCTTTCCTGAACGCCTTCCGGCGCCGCTTCAAGTGACGCTTGCATAAATCGGAATATGCGCTCTGCTGAAAGAAGCATAATGGACATCCGGCGTACCTGCCGGGTCAAAATGTTCTGGGCAGACGTTGCTTTCTTTATGGAAGGCAGCAGCCCCGTGAAAGCGTTTTTCAGCCGGGTCGTAAGCTTAACGCGCGTGCTGGCAGCCGCGGCGGCCTGCCGG